TCTTTGATAATAGATCTAAGATCGCCCCTTGTGATTTTCATTCCATCCCCGATAGCGACATAACCCTGTCATAAGACTGAGTCTTGATGTTGCTTAGCTTTTCAAGGTAACCGTTTCTTCTCAGGACTTTAAAAGCAATGTTCTTAACTGAGTAGATTCCCTTCTTTGAATCAAGACCGGCCTGTCTCATCTTGCGAATTTTCTCTTTCATTCGCTCTGCCATTGACTCAGCTTCCCGCGGATCCTCTCCGGCTGCCAGTTCTATCTGATCAATCTGCGACATAATTGATGCAGCCTTTTTCTGGACTTCATCAACATCTATTTCAAATTCTTCAGGTTTTGGCTCTTTGATCCACTCTTCTTCCTGAATTGAGTAGATGCCTTGGGCAGTATGTTTGTCACCTACATTCTCAACATAGATCTCAATTTCATATCCGTAAATGTAGATCTCGTGCTTTAGATTCCACAAAGACTTCCTTACGTTAAAGTAGTCCCGAACAAGCTCTTCATCGTCGTCAACCTCAGAAAAGTCAACAACAAGGTGAAGGTCAACATCAGAAAATTTTGACCAGCCATAAGTTGCCAAAGACCCGGTGAGCTTTATATCTTCAATCTTTACCTTTAAAGGTAGACCGTCTATGAAATTATCAGCAACCTCGAGAAGCCTCTGCCTAACATCGGAGCGCATCTGATTCTCTTCATCCCAGATCTTTGGATCAAGGGTATCATTTGTCTCAAATCCCTCAACCCTAACTTCGTCTGCTTCAACCTCGTTTAGGTTGATATGCTCGAATATTAAAGATGCATTTCGAAGTGCATAGTTCATAATCTATAATTATCTTCCTAGTTTGACTGAAGACCCTGCTCTTTCAAAAAATTATGGTAATTTACTAGAGCACCGTCCTTTGGCTCAACTTGTTGCCATTCACCTTTGCAGAATATCCGGTATGCATCAGAAGCATACTTTCCGATCCCATAAAGAACCTCTGGTTGATCCCGCCAGTCCTTTTGCATGTAATCCTTAGACATTTGCACCAGGGCCTTAGAACGTCTCCTAGACAACCCTAGCGGCTGGATTATCTCTTCTATCTCGGCTGGATTGGCACTAGCCATGTCTGCTGGCTTTGGCCAGCGGCTAACACACTCCCAAAAGTAAGGTTCAGCTTGAACACGCTTTGTTAGATTGCAGAATATACAAACAACAAAGATCTTCCAGGGATCTTCCCAAAGCTGTTCTTGAATTAGATTATAAGGCGATTTCGGGGGTATCCAAGACATAAAAACCTCATGCTTATTATAGGGCATAAAGCTTAAATTTACACACTGGGTGCAGGGCTAGAAAATTAGAGAGATATTCAGATATCTTCGCCAGGCCCGAGTGGGTGAGGTTGGGCTTCTATTTGTGGGACTAAGTTCATTAGCCGTCTAGCCATCTCCTTAGTTTCTTCCACCGAGATTTTCTCATCACTCTCGTCTCGCTGAGCTGATTCATACTTTTTAGCCATTTCTTCCATTGCTTCACCTATACTAATAAGCAAGGTTTGAATAGTTGCAGTAGAGCCTGTAACTAGAGTAACCGCGGAGACCAAATGCCTCATTTCATAGTCTTTTACTAGAGAGGCTAAGGCTTTAACAAGCTGGTCGTAGATACCTGTTTTAAAAACTAGATCAGTTGCCATTTTTTCTAGGCTTGCGACAATAGCAATATCAGCAAAGAATTCTGCAAGTGCAACCCCTGCTGTCGCTTTATCTCCTTTTGCAAGAGCTGTTACTGCTTTTACACTTGAACCAAACCCACCAGCAGCTGCGCCACCAGCGATGAGAGCAGGAGATGCAGCAACAGCCGGAGTCATTATTGCTCCGATACCAGCTGCAGTTAAGCCTACCTGTGCTGCGTCTGCATAGGTATCAATTGCATCAACAATTGCATCGACTTCTCTTTGCACTGCTTTATCGTTGCGAATATTGTCTAGTGCCGACTCGGGATTTAAAAGGAATTCTTTTTTTCTTATGTCTGCTATGCCTTCATAATCAGGTGCATAATATGAAATTGCGTCGTCTGCAAGAGCAAGCCCGGGCTGGACCAGCCAGAGAGGCGGCTCGGGTAATGAAGCAAGAGTTTGATCCAATACACCTTGTTCATTAAGAACTTCTCTAATTAGCAATCTAAGCCTTCTTCTTGTTAGCTTCACTTTAATCTCTCCTATTTCTAATTATTTTAAAACTAGTATATTGACATATAGCGCTCGCCCCTGTCACAGAGCATTGTAACAACCACGCCTTCGACTTCATTATTCTCAAGGTATCTTTCTGCTGCCAGGAGATTGGCACCCGAGCTTATTCCGACCAACAGCCCGGTTGACTTTGCGAAGTCTTTCGCCCTTTGAATTGCAGCCTCAGTTTCAATAACAATTACATAATCCATGTCATCAGGATTTGCGAGAAAATCTCTGCCATCTCCAATCCCTTGAATTCCATGCGGAGATTCAGCGGGAACAGTCATGCAAACTTTTGTTACAAGACCTTTCTCTTCAACATATTGACGCACACCTTCTATTGTACCGCCTGTTCCAGAGCCATGAATAAAAGCTGACCACGGCACTTTCATATCGTTTACCTGGCTGTGTATCTCGGGAGCTGTTCTTGTTCTATGGCACCTGGTGTTATCCGGGTTGCTGAATTGCATTGGTGACCAGGAGTTGTTACTGCTCTGAAGAAACTGGTCTCTCATTGCAATTGCTGCGTCGAAATCATCTGCGGGGGCATCAACAATCTCAGCACCAAAAACTCGCATCATCTGCTTGCGCTCTTCAGACATATTTTCGGGCATGAATATTTTGCAAGGATGACCCATTGATGCAGCAACTGCGCTCAGAGCGATTCCAGTGTTTCCGCTGGTAGCATCACAAAGAATTGTTCCCGGACCAATCTCCCCTCTCCTGACAGCTTCGTCAACTACAAAAGATATCATCCTGTCTTTCACTGAGCCGGTTGGATTATATGTCTCAAGCTTTGCATACAGCTTGTCACTAATTCTCACCAGCGGAGTTCTTCCGACCGATCTCTTAAAGGCATCACTCACTTTCAACTCCTCACCTGGACACTGTTAATTATTTTTCGCAGTTGTATTGTTCTAATCAATACAATACATTGGCGATCTCTTGACCTCATCTAGAAGAGTATCAATATCAAGACCAGCACAATCAATTTTGTTCTTGGTGATATTGTAGTGGTTGCAGAATCCGTGAAACTTTCCTCTTTCACAATCTTTATCAACTCCTGTGTTTAAAGATCCGTTGCTTAGCTCAGGATACTCTAATGGAATTCCAATTCCAATATGAACAGCTTTCCAAAGTGCCTGCAAAGCCTGAATTTGAACGGGGTAAAAACCTAGAAACGAATCAAGCTTTCTTCCATGAACTATTGCATCTTCAATTACCGGCCTTTCTCCGAAACCATTTTTCTTATACCAGCTCTGGTACTTGGTATAATATGCATTCGAAATCTCAACACCTATGCCCTTGCTGTTTCCCCCTTCATATTTTGGAATTCCAGCATGCCATGCTTTATGCTGCGTGTCTAGCATTTGATAGATTGTCCCGTCATTATCAATTAAAAAATGAACTGAGACACCCCTCTTGTTTAAAACTTTTGCACATGACTCGGCACTGAGACAGACATCCCAATGGTTAACAAACATTGTAGGCTTTCTATCTTCTTTCCCGGAAAGGTCTGTATAGCATCCCTTGCCTGCCTTAAAACCCTCTTTCTCGTCCCATAGTACAACCTGGGGCCATTCAATCGGTATAAACTTTCCATTATGAACAATGTGTTTATTTACCATTGTGTAGCCTCGTGTTACAGGCTCATAGTCAGATATATCTGCTTCTCTCTCTGTCCAGATTCTTCTGTATGTAGTCGGTCCTACTAGACCGTCAGCTTTCAACCCGTTCTCTCGCTGCCATTTTTGAACAGCCTTAACGAGCTCATAGTCAAATTCATCGCAACCAAACCATTCAGGTTCCCACCCTAGCTTTGCGGCGCTCGAGCTGTTATAGAAATCTTTATCCATTTTTATTCTTCCTATTCTTTTCTCTCTCGTACTCGTCTATATGAAAAAGAACCGTAGAAGCCCATGTTCTATCACTATCTTTTTCAGGTTCCGAGAGATCTCTGTACTCTGTTTGCAGTTGCCTTCTCCACCTTTCAACATTTTCCGGTGTGTAGTTGTCCAGCATGTAACGAGTCCAGTGAGCCCACTGTCTGTGTTCAAGGTCAGCTAGTATCTCAAGCAGATCTTTCCTACTTTGATTATCCATTTTAATTTAGCTCTTCTATTTTTTGAATCTTATAGAGCTTTTTTTGCTCTGTTATAAGTATACAAAATTCTTCATCAGACATAATCTTTATTAGGGTACTATCTGATTCAAGAACTATTCCTTCTCTCGGAACAGATGTCATAATGTGCCTAAGCTCTTCTCCCTTCTCCACAAAGAAGGAACCGACAAATCTAACTAAATCTCCGGGCTCGGGCATTTCATGTTTACTCTAGTTCAATATTCACATCAACTGTAACAGTCAGTCTTGGAACTCTTAGCTGATTAGCCATGCCGTGCTTCTTAGCCTCTTCTGCATCTAAGAACCAGTCTGCATGCTTTTTCTTGTCAACAATCTTCATGAAGTAGTCATCTTTCTTGCCGCAATTTCTAGCCATCATAGTGTAAATCTTAGTGTTAAGCCTGTCTGCCTCAGCAGCACCCGCTTTGAGCTCTTCAACTTTTCCCATATCCATCGATGAAACATCGTGAATCATAACAGTTGCATTAGGATCCATAAACCTTAAACCCTCTTCTCCAAAAGAGAACAAGACGGCACCACAAGACATTGCCTTTCCTTCTACAATTGTGGCAATAGGAATATCTGCATGCTTGATTGCACTGATCATGGACATCAGGCTGTAAACCTGGCCACCATAAGAGTCAATAACAACAGGTATTACCTTTTGACCTGTATTGTGTGCTAAGGCCATTTGCTCAGAAAACTTTTTAGCAGATTCTTCATTAAACTTATTAACTCTGATTATAACCGGGCTCTTCTTTAGCTCAAGCTCTTTAATTAGCGGGGAAACTGTACTAGTCCAATTCATCTCTACCTCCTATCCACACTTTGCCATGCCGCAATTTGCACAAGTTGCGCAACCTTCCTGATATACTATATTCGGACTGTCGCAACATTCACCGCCAAATATGCCATTTCCAGCAACTGTACCATCCCGTATGTACTTCTTTAAGCACCTAGCAATAACTTTTGAGAAACTGAAGAGGTCTGCATCTTTGTCTTTTTGAAGCTGTTCACAAATGTAATGAACCGGCGCCCCATGTCTTAGAGCTAGCGAAAGTGTTCTTGTAAAAGCTGAATGGTTTGGATTGTCAAAGACCGTAGCAATATCTCTCACGTGAATCTCTTCACCCTCGTCTCCAAAGCTTAGGTCGTACTTTGAATTCATTGATTTCCTGGGTCGCTTTGTCAAATATCCCGACTTGTACTTCTTCGGTATCTCGACGAATTCAGACTTGCCACCAAAAATCTCATATGGCTTCCCTTCCATCAGGCCGATAATAATTGTCCAGGGCTCACCTGAAATTGATGCCTGATGAATGTCACAGCATAGAACCTCTGGTCGCTTTGGTGCTCTATTTGTTGATATGCCGGCGTCTTCTTTAGAATCTTCTTTATCTGCGGAAACTAGCACACCTGATCTACTTCCATCTCTATAGACTGTAACACCCTTACAACCTAGCTCCCAGCCTGTCATGTAGACATCCTTGACAGTCTCAACATCGATATCAGCCGGAAGGTTTGTGGTATTAGAGATAGCGTGGCACACCCATTTTTGAGCAGCTGCTTGCATCTTAACTTTTGAAACCCAGTCAATCTCATTTGCAGTTGCACCAACATATGGGCTCATCTCAACAAGCTTTTCATTGCTCATTGTTTCACCCTCCCCTACTTCGATGGTAGACATCCACTGCTTAAAGCCGTGATGATAGACAGTGTATTCTTGCCACTTGTCGCCGGAATCATCTACAAAATCAACTCGAGCATCGGCATCCTGTCCCGTCAACTTCTTTCTTCTTGTGTAATGAAGCATAAATGCAGGCTCTACCCCCGAGGTTGTCTGAGTTAAGACTGAGACAGATCCTGCTGGCGCCGTAGTTGTATTAGCTATATTTCTACGACCGTAAATCCTGTAGTCCTCCTGACGATGCGGAAGGAGCTCTTGGATTATCTTGGAGATAAACGGATGCCCGTCCTCTTTCGCAAAGTCCCAGGCAGGGAAACTTCCCCGCTCCTTTGCAAGAACAATCGATGATTCGTAAGAATTTAATGCAAGCCACTTGTAGACTTCTTCTGTTGTCTTGACTGATTCATCAGATCCGTATGAGATACCGAGCATTGCCAGCATATCACCCAAACCAGTAATTCCAAGACCAGTCCGCCTACCAGTTATTGCCTGCTCCTTAACCTTCAGCCAAAGATTTCTCTCAATCTGCTTGACTTCCTCAGGCTCTCTGTCATTTTCAATCTTTCTCAGAATCTTATCAACCTGCTCAACCTCAAGATCAATCATGTCGTCCATAAGCCTCTGAGCTTTTTGAACCTTTCTCGCAAACTCGCCGTAATCAAACTCTGAAGTGGCTGTCCACGGGTTTGTGACAAAAGAAGTTAGATTAACCAGCATCAATCGGCAGGAATCGTAAGGAGACAATATAATCTCTCCGCACGGATTTGTGCTAACAGATCCGAAACCCAAATCCGTGTAAGCATCTGAAGGTGTCATATTCTTTGCCGTATCCCAAAAGAGAACACCGGGCTCAGCAGATGCATGTGCGCCCTCAATTAGCTCGTTCCATATTTCCTGCGCACTTGCAAAGTTTTCAACTTCAGGCGAAGTAGAGTCCACTGGCCATCTTTGCTGGTATTCACTCCCGGACTTGACAGCATTCATAAACTCATCTGAAACCCGAACAGAGATGTTTGCGCCTGTTACTCTTGTTAAATCTCGTTTAATCTTTATGAAGTCACGGATTTGCGGATGGTGGACTGAAATCGTTAGCATTAGAGCCCCTCTACGACCCCCCTGAGCTACTTCACGACATGAGTTGCTAAATCTATCCATGAAGACTTCAATGCCATCTGTCGTCCTTGCAGCGTTCCCGGTTGTCATCCCCTTTGGTCGAATGTTTGAAATATCAAAGCCTACGCCGCCGCGACGCTTTGCAATCTGCACCAGCTCCTGATCTGTCTTGCAAATACCTCCGTAAGAATCAAAAGGAGACTCGATAACGAAGCAATTAGAAATAGACTGAATCTGATTATTATTTCCAATTCCAGCCATGGGCGAACCCTGTGGTACTATATACTTGAAGTCTTTTAGCAGATTATAAATTTCATCTTCAGACATCGGGTTGGGATATTTTTCTTCGACTCTAGAAAACTCGCTAGCTATTCGCCTGTGCATATCATCCGGTGTAGTTTCTAAAAAGGTCCCGTCTCTATCTGTAAGAGAATATTTTGTTACAAAGACATTAGCTGCAAGCTCGTCTCCGTTAAAGTATTCCAAGCTTTCCTGGTAAGCCTGATCGTATTCAGCCATTTGTGCTCCTGTTATTTGTCATGAGTTTACTTGCTTCCATTTTTTCTTCAAAAGATTTCTCATATCTGATTGATCGCTTGCAACAACCTCAGACAAAGACATCTCAGATTCATTTTCAATAATACTAATTTTCGACATAGAAGTATCTAGGTGAACTGGAAAAAGTATGCCGTCTCTTCCTGCTCTGTTCTTTGCTACAAAAAGCCTTCCTGCGCCTGTAGCTTTTTCCATAGGTTTGCGCGAGAGAGATACGACTACGTCAGCAACCATAGCTTTGCCGTATGCCTCGGACATATTTTCAAGACCAACCACTGATGCGTTTGAAGCCTCCCTGTTTGCCTGTGATGCAGTCCAGACTGGAATATTCATATCCATTGCAAGATTTCTAAGCTCTTCGTAGACAAGCTTTAGCTCGTGTCGCAAAGAATCATAAGATCTAGACGATCTCATAATGTCTGCATAGTCAATAACTATCAATCCTGGAACAAACCCTTTTAAGAGAAGCTTTTCAATGTGATTTCTAATTGTCAAAACTGTAGCAGAGCCAGTAGGGTATTCTTTAATAATAAGCTTCCCAAGCTCTGAATTTTCATACATTTCTATGACTTCATCTTTTCTATCAACAATGTCGCTACTCGGTATGTCGCACAGGTGACTATCATATCTAAGGCCGACGGCACGCTCAGAAAGCTCAAAAGTATAATGAATTACGTTCTTACCAACTTTCAGAGCCTCTGCACCAACGTGAACAAGGAAGTGAGACTTACCTACACCAGTCGGAGCTGTAATTACACCAATCTCACCGCGACCAAGACCGCCGTTTAGAATATCTTTCTTATCCAGTTCTTTAAGGCCAGTGGGACAGGTGGTTCTAGTAATTTTTGTAAATCTAGTCTCATAATCATTGAAAAAGTCGTGTCCCAATGTTGCCGGCTCACCCTTGGCAATAGCATTTTTCATTAGAGTGACAACTGAATCGTACTTTTCAACTGCAATTAAATCAACAGCGTCTTCAAGTGCCTCACGAAGAGATTGCTTTTTACAAAAATCTAAGCTCTTCTCTTTTACAAAACAAAGGTCACCCACATCCGGGTTTGTTTTGACTCGATGCAGAAACTCAACAATCTGATCTCTGAGAACTGCATCGTTCCCCTCTCTCAGATCATCTCTAATAATAGTGACGAGAAGAGGTAGCGTCGGGAAGCATTTGTACTTCTCATAGTATGAGAAATATTTCGTGGTAAGATACTTGAGATAATCTTTTTCAAAGTAGGCGGGAGTCATTACTTCTATCATCTGAGCCGCCCAGTTTGTATCAGCTATAAAAGCTTGGAATATTTTTTCTTGGAAAGTTTTCCCATATTTGCTAAAATAAGATTCTTCTTGCATTATCCTTCTCTTTTGACTATGATAGAAACTTCATTGAAAGAAAAAATCTATCAACATTGACGTTCTGGATAGCTTCTTTCTTTAAGATCTGAAGTACTTTCATTTTATTTCTTGTGGGCTCAAAAGTATCAATTTCGTCCACTAATTTTTTAATTTGCATATGTGATAAATTGTTCGTGTCTAATCTAATTAATTTCAAATTTCGCCTTATGACATCCTCTGAATCCAAGATCTCTTTGTAAACTTTAACTCTAGATCCACTTTCTATTTTCTGCTTGCACTCAGTGATAATATCAGAAATTGAAACTTTTTCACAATCTAGCAAAAATGGAAATCTTTTTGCAACAGTTTTAAATCCTGCTCCCTTTACGCCAGGTATAGAGTCAGAAGTGTCGCCACAAATTGATTTCGCAAGGCAGAAGTTATCTGAAGATACTCCAAACTTATTTTTTACCTCTTTGAATGAAACAAACTTTTTCCATGTTGGTGAAAAAATCAGCGTCTGCTTATCTAGAAGCTGATAGTAATCTTTATCAGACGACACGATGACTTTTTTCCATTCTTTGAATTTGTACTTGCACATGTAGCCTATTAGATCATCTGCCTCACAATCTCTTATGTACACCTGGACAACGGGCAGGTTTGACAAGATTGATATAAGAATTTCAATTTGTCTATTTCTATTCTGGACTGTATCAGGTATATCGTCAAGATAGTATCTGTTTAGACGCTGTGGCCTTCGACCTGACTTGTAGTCACTATATATTGCTCTTTTTCTTAGAGAGCCGCCTGATTCCCATACAACAACAACTCTATCAGGCTTAAATCTCTCTGAAAGCCTTGAAATTCCTCCGAGTGTGCCAACTATACCACCAACACTCTCACCGTTCTCACTAGTCGATGGGTTTGCAACATAGTGCCTGGTAAATAAGTTTAACCCGTCAATTATCAGGCAGGTTGGCATCTTACTCAAGACCGGCTAGTTCCATTTCCATTACAGCCGCTTCGACCTCAGAGAGAGATTCCGTATCTATATCAGGCTCTTCAGATAACTTTCTTACCATTGCCTTTTCCAACAGAGAGTCAATGTAGCCAGAGTATTCTGGATTCTTTATAATCTCATCAAAATCAGACTTATAAAACTTCTTCTCAATTAAAACTTCGCCGGAAGAGACACAGGCAACAGAAAAAACCTTCCAAGATCCAGTTCCGGAGATTGATATCTCCTTTCCGTCAACAACTTCTGGACCGTGCTTTCTCAAAAGATCAAACATCTGTTCGTGTTCACGAATACCCTTGCCAAAATGGATCTCAAAGTTAACAGTTCTAAAAGGAGGTGCAACCTTGTTCTTAATTGTCTTTGCAGAGACGTTAATGCCAATTACTTCCTTGTTCTTGTTTGTAATTTGCTGACCGGCACCTAGTTTAATTCTTACTGAAGAATGGAAAGGGATTGCTTTTCCGCCCGGAGTTGTCGTGGGATCTCCGTACATAACTCCAATCTTTGTTCGAATCTGGTTGAGACAGATCAAGAGCACGTTTTCATTTGCAATCACACCTGTAATCTTTCGCATTCCCTTTGAAATAGCACGTGCTTGTAGGCCAATTGATTCCTTGTCGTAATCTCCGACAAGCTCTGCCTTGGGAGAGGATGCTGCAACAGAATCCCAAATAATTGTAACAGGAACATCCCTGTTCATCGCTTTTGCTTTTACAATAGTCGACTCAGCAATCGAAAGTACTTCTTCTGTGCAGTGAGTATCAACATATACAAATCTTTTTGTAATATCAACGCCTAGCAAGCCTAGATTTTCAACAGAGGTTGCATTCTCAGTGTCAATGTAGACCACAATCCCACCCATCTCCTGAGTTGAGCGTGCTATCTGAATTGCAATATGAGACTTTCCGATAGATGGAGGACCGAAAATCTCAACAATTCTACCCTCAGGAAGTCCGCCGTTAGGTCTATTGGCAACAATGTAGTCGAGCTGTTTTGACCCCGTGCTTATCCACCTGTTAACATGTGTAGGAGAGTCATCGACTGCTAGGTTATATGCAACTCTTGACCCATGATCTTTATTTAGAGACTTTATCAAATCTTGTGTAAAGTCTTCTGTAGTACTCTCTTTTTTATTTGCCATTTAGACTAATCTCCGTTGATAGAAATATACTTAGTAATCTAAAAATGTTCAAGGGACCTCTTAACTAAAAGAGGTCCCTTGTTAAAGTTTATAAATCTTAGACTTAGTCGTCCATCAGATCTGCAAATGCATCATCAAGATTGCTGTAAGACTTGCCCTCAGAGGTGCTTTCTGATGTTCCGCTAGAAGTACTAGAAGTAGTGCTTCCCCCAGCTGTCTCGAAGCCATCGCTCGAGTCATCGTCTTCATTCAGCCAGTCATTTACAATCTTTGCAAGCTCATCGTATGACTTGCATGTGTAGATATCATCGAGGCTCGGGATGTTGTTAAGCCAGTTGCTAGCCTGATCTGTGTCAGTTGATAGCTTAGACTCCTTTCCTCGAGGACGAACTTCAGTCATTGCCCACTTCTTTCCAGGCTGCTTAGAACAAACAACCTTAATGTCTCGCCCAGTCGTAGGATCAGTGATATCACCATAGTCCTCGTCAAGCATGAGACCGAGAAGATTCTGGTAGACCATCTTTCCAAATCCCCAGATCTGAACACCCTTGTCCTCCTCACCTCGGACAATAACGGGAGCATAGGTTCGCATCTTCGGATAGAGCTTCTTGGCAAGCTCATAGCTTTCCTTAGAGCCGTCCTCGCGAAGATTTGTAATAAGCTCCTGAATTGGGTCAGGATTGTTAAACTGGTTTGGTGCCAGCAATCCCGGGTTGTTGCCAATGTTGTAGTAGAACCAGAGCTCTCTAAAAGGCTGTCCGTCATTATCAGGGAAAGAAAGCAGTCTCACAACATGCTCCTCACCCTCGGTCGGCTTCCACATAACCGATCTGTTCTTTGTTGCGCCACTCAGGCGATCAAGCTTCTTTCGAATTGCATCGAAATCAATTCCCATTTTATTTTCTCCAATTTGTAAATTGCAATGCTTATTTCCTAGCTATTGCACTTTTATATTACAGACTGGATCTTAAATTTTCAATATTTTTGGAAACTATTTTTTCTTTCTTTTTCTACTGGATTTCCTACGTTTCCTGCCAGAGCTTTTAGCTGGTTTTCCAACTTTGCCACCGCCAAATGATTTAGCAGTATACTCACCTCTCTGCTGCAGGGTAGTTCCAAAATTTGAAGCACCCAAGGGCATGGTGTAACCAGCTACATTTGCAACTACACTAGCCTCTTCGACATCATCCTCATCTTCTTCAAGATCAGAGTTTAAGATGTTTTTTTTTGCTCCTGAAGCTTTCTTCTAATTATTCGACGAAGCGCTTCCTCTCTGAGATCTTCGGGTCTTGAGCTATAGGTCACCCCACCCATGTCGGTCTTGTAGTTTACAACTGATTCTGGATCAGACTTATATGCATCCTCATCAGGCTCACTTTCGTGAGGAGCTCTGTAGGCATAGCCCGCGGGCTGGGGTGCTGCAAGACCTGCAGTAGCATGGTATATAGTCTCTCTAATAAACTGTCTAATTAAGTCTTCGTTGGACATCTTTGTCTCCTTTAATACGCTATCAACAGCTGACTCTATGTCACCACTCTCAGCTGCTGATGAAATTTCTCCTGCAAGGTCAGAAACCATTCCTTCAAAATCAACAGAATAATCGTCTAAAGAAAATCTATCTTCAGCTGCTGAAATGTCTCCCGCGTCTGTTCCTTCTGGGTTGAACCTAAAGGGCTCCAGCCTGCCTGATGATTCCCAAGCACTTAATTGCGTCTCAGCTTCTTCTCTTAGGTCTGAAAGTACTGCTAGCGCTGCCGGCACCTTGTAGACATTATCAAAGAAATATGTTGAATCTATTCCAACATCATCCAGAGATTCAACATCAGACTGACTTGTAATAAACTTAAATATTGGGCTTAGGAAAATCTCTGATCTCAGGGCAGAGCCAAAAACCCCAGATCCCGTAAGACCTAAAAAGGTTGATGCCTTCTTTCCACCCAGTGCTTTGGCTGCCTTTGAAACAATTCTTGTTGCACCTTTTGCTGCTCCAAAAAAAGGTATTAGGTAGGGAACTGCTTGCAAAAAGTCGATATAGTCATTGTAAAGCTGACTTGTTACTTTTTCTAGCTCGTCAACATCAAACTCATTCCCTTGAACAATAAGTTTGTCAACTACTCTGCGAGCCTGATTCATGCCAACTTGCATCTCACCCAGATTATACAGGATAAATGATGCAGCAATTGGAGTACCAACTATGGGTGTACCTGCCGCTGCTAGCATTACAACGTCTCTTGCAACTTCCTTTGCAACCTCAGCCGCTTTTTCTATTGCATCTCCGGGATCACGACCTGTTACGTCTTCAATCTTTTTATTGACATATTCAAAAGCCGGATCACCGTATCTCTCTTTGACTGAATCTAAAAAGTCGATGACGTGATCACGTGCTGCCAGGACTTCGTCTTCAATACCGTCAGGTATAAAATCTCTAGCATCCAAATCACTTAGGGCATCAGGAATCATGTCCTTAAACGGAACGTCCTCTGTGAGCATAAGCTCGTCAACCCTAGAAAGAGAGTATCTAGTGTTCTTAACTTCTGTGTTTTCATCAAATAAGACTTTGTCTTTCATTCTTCCCTCAGCTGTAAGATCTTCGCCATCTAGTTCATAAATATCACTGTCAGGTGAATCTTTCTCATCCTGGCCTGGAAACATTGGTTTTCTAGATTGAGTCACAGAATCGGGAGATGCAACCCTCTTCACGGCAATAGAAGAGAAGCCTGCGTCAGCAGACATTGAAGGGGACCCTTGAAAGTCTCTAAGGTTCCAGGGTATCTTTCCTCTTCCTATTTTTTGCTTATAATCATCTCCTCCCCCGATTGCCCCGGGGGTGATACCTACGCCTCTGCCAGAGTAGGCAGTTCCGCCCGTGGTACCTTTTGTCGAGGCTGAATATTTCTTGAGAAAGTCTTTTCTTTTATTAGGCATTTCAAGAAATAAATATTACGATCAGCCTGCAGATGATAAGTGGAAAACTAAAGATTTAGATTTTTGCAAGAGGATTGCAAGGCTAGGCTCGGAGCCAACATAAAATCTATTCTCTTCAAAGTGAGATCCGCCGCTTATTTGAATAGCTACCCATTCATCTCTTGTAAGGTGAATTCCAAACTTTTGCAGCAGGTAAAGGGTTCTGTGGCTCACAGACATCTTTGGAAGATCTTCGTTAAACTTGTAATTCTGACCAAGCTTCTCTCTGTGCCAGTCAGAATCTTGCTCAATGAGAAGATCGTGGGTTTCATCACCAACCCTGCCGATATCGTGCAAGAGTGAAACTTTAAGAATCGACTGCATTGGTAAATTAAAACCGAGAGATTCGTTTAGCTTTCGCATTGTTGAGGCTACCTTTAAACTGTGCTCAACGAGACCACCCGGGTAGGATCCAACTTCGCTTTCGCTTCTACCGACTGGGCATATGGCAAGCCTTTCTCCTAGGGCATCTACCATCATTGTAATATTTTCATCTGACAGGCGTCCTAGAATTTTTTCATATTTCTTCCAGTTTTCCTCGATCGTATCTATTGAAATTTTAGTCATTTAATCTCCTTTATCCTGACTGGGAAGTTTATTCCTATTGTTTTAGAAAAGAGGCCTTCGCTACACGCCTCGGAAAGCAATCCAAGCTGCTCTTTTCTGATGTCTATTCCAATAGCATCATGAATTAGAAAAACTGGAACTGCTTCAATGTCTTTTTCTTTAATCTTGCCAAGCAAGGCATCAAAGATATCAAAGCTTACATCAACCGCAGAAGACTGTATAAAGTGATTTAAGCTTGGTGGATCCGTAAAGATCTTTCTACCGTGAGTATTTTTAACATAGCCCTTGTCGTTAAATTGATCTTTAATCATTTTTTCTATATGAGAAACTCCGAAATAATCTTTTACAAGATCTAGGATTTCAGCGGATCGGGAAGTATCAGATATTTTTGATTTAATCGTGTGGTGAGAAGCGCCATAGAGTGCTGAAAGTGTGGCAATCTTAGCTTCAGGCCTTGATATTTTTAAATCGGCTCTATCTAGAAGGTTCTTGTAGACATCTCCGTCAATGGACTTGCCAAAAAGAGAAAGCGCAACCCTAGGTTCGGCAGAAACTATATCAACTTCAACTATGACCCCGTCACTGTACCGGGACTTAAAAATATCCCTATCAGACTTTTTCATAGTGAGAACATTTGGACCATCTGTAATTGTCATTCTTCCCGTAACAGACTTTGAGAGAGAGTACTTGAATTCTGGACAATACCCTCTTTCATCCGGCTTAAATCTCATAAGAGACCTCTTTATGTTCGGGTTTGAAGATTTTATTCTATCTACAAGGACGAACGGATCAATTTTTACTCTAGAGAGGCTGTGGAGCAACCCTCTGTTTCTCACGTGAGTCGTAACATAGTAACTGTTATCATCATTGCTAAAGTGAATCCAGAGCTGTCTGGCAGCTTCTTGAACTTTTTGTTTCCAAACATGTCTGGGCATACAGTCAATCCAGCGAACGTGGGTATTTTTATCTACCAGGAGGCTTTGAGAGTTTTTCCAGGGTGACTTTTCAAATATCTCTATGCTAAGTGAGAGTGCTTGTGATGCACTCTCTAGGCTTCTCGGGTCATCAAATCCCCAAAGGAGGCATCCGCTCGGGACGTCACTGTGCCACCCCCATGCCTCTCCGTCAAAGGAAAGGTGCTTATCAGCACCAATTGCATTTTTTGATATTACTACTTTCACACACTAATTTTAACAAATAAGTTGAAATTTTATCAGCTATTGTGTGCCAGCTTCTACTGCTCTTTGGAGCTCTGCTATTATGGCTTTTCTTGTAGCAGATCCGTTATAGGAAAACTGTATGTTTGTAGTAAAGGATCCAGGTGTCAGTGAGTGGCTTAGTCCCGTCACATAGTAGAAGTTATCCATCGTAGTTCCCGTTCCAAAGTCAATAAAATACTTTTGACCGTATTCAACGAGCGGAAAGCCTTCTGTTTGCATGCTAATCGAACCCGGTATAATAAACACATCTTCAAGACCAGAAGACTCCTGAGAAGAGGTCGGATCCCTGTTCTGCTTTACAGCGTTAACAAGGAGAGTCTGATTGACAGCACCTCCCGTGTTTGAACTAAGAGAGACACTCTTTATATTAGTAAACTGAGTTCCGAAAGTTATAGACGGATGAACAGACTTGAGCGCATTTTTTAACTCAATCATTGTCATCTCTGTAAATAGAAAAGTTCTAACATTTCCACTCTCGTC